GTGAACCGTGATCTGATTGTTTCCGGGGTCGGGGACGGCGGGTGCCAGCACTCCGACCGAATTGATTATCCGCTTGTGGGACGACGGAACGGTGTCGTTGATAAAGGAGGGGCCGTAGGTCGCGTCGATCTGGGCGATGTCAAAAAACCCGAAAATCGCGTTCAGCTGCCCGAGCGGGAGTGCGTCGCCTGTCGCCGTGGCGTTAATCCAAAAGGCATAGATACCCGTCGACTGACGGACGAGAAGCTGCGGGCCGTTCGGCTGGCCGGTATGGTGGCAGAGGCCCATACTGTCGAGCGGCGTTCCGAGGGCGTCCTTGAACATGACGACTCGGCCCCCTGAGATATCAGAGAAGACAGCCCCGACGCCGTTGTAATTACGCGGGCCAATTCCGGGGTCCGTGATATCGGCCGGGTCGAAGAGGCTATCGTTCGAGTCGACGATAAGGACGAGGATCTGGATATAATTATCGCCGAGGGGCGCCTGAATGATATCCGTGAGCGTGGACTGTAGCCTCTGAGAAAAGCCGAGATTATCAACGGTATTCTGCAGGAAAGCCACGTCTTCGGATACGGAGCCCAGGGTCGGGGCGCCTACACGGTCATATATATCCTTTTCCGTGTTATCCGTCAGCGTCACCCGCAGCACCTCGGCAAAGACCCCCGTGAAAGAGAGATGAAAAAAGACTTCATCCACTCCGGCTATGACGGAGGCATTAGGCACGTCGAGACGATATAGCCCCTTTTCATTAACCCCATCGACCTCCTTAAAGCCCCCCGCGCTCCAGGCAGAGTCGGCGGCGGCCAGCGTCGCCAGGGTGATAGCCGTCCGCAACCCTCTCGACCGCGTATAAGACGCCACCGCCCCGGCGGAGTTATAGACGAGCCCCGTCTTTGCCGTGCCGTCGGCGGAACTCCGAAGCATGAAATAGACTGAAACTGAAGTCGTCCCCTTTTTTACTCTCATTGCATCCCTCCTGTAAGTTGCTGCATCCCGCCCGTCATGCCGCGATTAGAAAATATCATCGCCTCTCCGAGGTCGAAATTTCCAGACGTGAAGGATATGGCTGTCGCGTTTCCGTCGTTGTATGACACCGCAGGGAACACATACCGGTATTTTGTCGTATTGCACGCAAACCCGAGAAGATCGGCGACGATTGTCTTCTCGATATCGGTGTATACGCCACAGGTTGCCGATGTCCCATTCCTGCTTGTAGTTAGATAATACTGCTGGTTTAATGTGTAGCCCGAAAAAACATCCAATCCCACCGATACCCCACCTTCTCGCTGTTGGAATATCATTCTATTTATGGGGCCAGCTATTGTGTTTGAGTATATAAATAAGCAGTTGCCGCCAATAAGGGCGTTCAAATCATCAACCGTATTTGAGAGACAGAAGAATCCGCCAGTAGCTCCTGTGCCGTCAACAGTTAACTTAAACTCATGGTCTATTGAAAAATCACCGAAATGATCGGCACCCTTGTCCTTATAGAAGTAAGCGTCTTCATTCCTCCGTAATCCAGATGCCGTCACCGTTGCCCCGTCTGTAGTAAGGCGTCCATTAGGATCGACTTCGGCGTAAGTCAACAAGTTCTCGATAGGGTCAGGTGGCTCCGGCGTGTCTGATGTCATGCGCACGGAATCGAGGTCTATCCCACGGCTATCCCACCACTTATCTGAGTACGCCGCAGCCTTGGCTTGAGCCTCTGCCAAGTCTATGGCCTCTTTTTCCTCCGCACTCAGTCCATTGTTGACGGCGCGAAGGCGGGCGATAAATGAAAAGTTTGTAGATGGGTTCCCAGATGGCAGTCCGTTCGCCATGAACTGAGTGATACTAGGCGAACCATGCCACGTATCGGCTGCACACTCCTCTTTCGCAGCGTGTCGCTCCTTCAAAAGGCGGGAGACTGTCGGATTGAAATGAACATGACGCCACGATGCAAACGCCGGCCTGGCCTCCATCGCGGACTCCAGCAATTCGGTTACGCGTTGCCTGTCGCCTTCCGGGACGGTTGTGAGTACGTCCCCCCATGTAGCCTCAAGCCAGCGAAGAGGAGTAGAACGGTGCGCCTCGGGGAGAATTGCATCGAGGGCCGCACGACGCTGGCGTAGCAAGGCCCCGGCGGGGTGGGCGTTATGCTCCTGCCTGAACTTCTCAATATACCGATTGCAGATGGTGACCTTCTGCCCTGGGAATGTGGTATGCGGGTAAATCATCCCGTGCCTCCTCGTCCTTGCGTCCCGTCAATGACGAGCCCCGGCGGCGTCACCCGCCCCGTGATCTCCTCGTCGATGTTCCAGTCTTTGTGATGGATCATCGACACACGAAACAGGGCCGCTTGTCCACCACTACTGCCGGAGCTACTGCGCTCTTCTTCTGGACGATAAGCGCCGCCGGGACAAGCCCGCTCTCGGACTGCGACCCGAATACCGAATACGAAGGAGTCGCGGCGAGAGCCTCATCGATAGTATCATACTCGCCCTGCGAGTAGACGTAAAAAATACCGCCCTCTTGAGTCCCGTTTTGACCCTTGGGGCTCTTCATAATCGTCGCGGCGGAGTATTTATTGTCGTTCTGCATGGGAACGAGGCGAGTCCCGTTGTCAAAATAAACATTGTCACTCCTGAAGAGCTGCTTTTTCGCAACCCATCCGCCCGTCGCCGTGTGGTTCAGGAATATCGCGGTCGTGTTCTGGAACTGCGTCAATACGTGCCGCTTTGTCTGTGCGTCGTATAGCACCCCGGAATACTGGCCCAGAACTAGGCTCGTCGCCGTTGCGAATATGTTCCCGCCCTTGACGTATAACGCCCCGACGGCCTCTTCCCTATACAGCCGGTCCCAGGTATCCCGCTCAAAGAGATAATATCTGTCGTCCCGGATCAGCCCGATCGTAGACCCGGGGCCGAGCTGCCCCAGCGGCGTATTGAGCCGGGCGATAGGGATTATCGTCCGTTTCTGTTCGCTGGTCCACTTCGAGGTCTGCGTCGTGTAGCCATTCATCGTCGCACCGACGAATCGGCTGTTTTGCCCTGTCGCGAACTGCGGGTCGAATGCCGTTATAGGCGCGAACGTATACCTCGGGCCCTGTATGTGTACATTACACTGCGCGATATCGATCTTCGTCTTGTCTGACGGCCTTATCACCGCCTCGCAACTCGTGTCGCCGACCCCGTGCGAATCGATACCCGTGTCCTCGTTCACAATGCTTACCGCCGTGTCCCAGTTCGGAGTGTTCGCGTAGTCGATACCGAGCGGGAACTTCACGCCGTTCGGCGTCACCTTAACGCCTACGCTATCCGCCCAGGCGTAGGCCGCCATAAAGAACAGAAAAACGAAAATGATAAAGCGCTTCATATCAATACCCCCCAACGATTAAATAATTTGAGCCGTCCGCCTGGATTGTATAGGCCTCATACTGGACGTCAAGATCCGTGTTCGTGGCCGCGCCGTCTATCGTCTGAGCGCCAAACGGGTCTATCGTAACCGCATTCGCGGACGCGTCGACCTTCTTGATCCTGATCTCCCTGGTATTCCCGACCGCCGTTGGGAGGTTTACCGTAATCGCCCCCGCCGTACAGTCGCAAAACAGGGCATAATCCCCGCTCTGCACGGTGTAAGGGGACATCGCCGCCGTCACGATAAAGGTTGACCGAAGAACAGGCCCCAGCGTCTCGGAGGCCGACTGCGTACCGCCGAGGAGCCGTGTAGTCGGCTGTCTCTTAACGAGGCCCATGGCTCAGCCCTCCTCGACGATGATCGACCACCCCGTCCCGGTCGCCCGGATATAGGTGTCTTTTACGAGATTCTGGACGAGCTGAAGGCCCACGGCGAAAGGCGTCTCCCTCGAAATAATCTCGGCCGCGTCGTCGTCCGTGTTAACGTCATTGACGAACAGCTGCCCCTCCCCCACTGACTTAACAGTGAAGACGGCTGCAGTCCCTGACGCGAGCGCGTAGGTGCCCGTCGGGGTGAATATCGATCTAGCCATTTGCGTCCTCCATGAGTTCGGTTATTTTGTCTTCGAGACTTGTCGACGACGCCATAGCGCCCCCGAAAATGTCGACTTCCGGGTACTGGCTTTGCAGTTTCAGGAGAGGTTCAAGGGCTGCGGCCTTCATCTCGTTTTCTTTCTTCCGGCGCTTGATATTCTTGGCCCACTTCGTCCCACTGAGTTCCCGGGTCGCGCGGTCGTTCGTTATCCACCCCTCGCGCTCCATTCGCTTATACCCGTCGACTTCTTTCTTGAGGTCGACACTCGGCTTGATCGCGCCGCTCCAGTCACTCGATATCCACGCTGCCACGGTGTCATACATCATCGGATTGCGCCTCGCCTCAAGGAACCCGGGCGCGTCGATCTTACCCGTTAGAACTTCGCTGAGTAGCCATTCCTGATAGAAAGGCTCGCAGAACTCCTCGGCCCTGTCGTTCCGGCTCTTGTCGAGGTACAGCTTGAACTCATTAACGGCGCCGCGGCTCGCGCTGTAGTTACTGGCGAACGCGAGCGTTATAATCTCCGGCGGGATCTCAAGCGCCCAGGCCATACCCCCGACGACTGCGGCCTCGAACCCGGGAAAGTTAAGGTCAACGCCCGCCGCGTTAAACCCGACAGGCTCCTCCCCCTCCTGCAGCTCCTCCATGACGACGCCGGGGATCTGCCGGGCGATGTTAAAGCTCCGCGCCGTCCCGCCTCCGTCTGTCACGGCTACAGAATCACGACGAACGGCCCCGCCCGATACCGGACGAGTGCCGGGCTTGTCACTTGACTTCTTTATGTACATGGCGAGGATTGAGTTCACGACGGCCTTGCGTTGGGCCGCATCTCTGTAGCGGTCAATATCCTTGAGGGACTGCAGGATCAGAGCGAGGATAGGCTGCCCGCGGAGGTCGTCGATCCGCTTGTCCGTACCGTAAACGAGCCACGCCGTCCGACGTCCGGTCCTCTCACCATAGGCCGGGATCCGAATGCTCGTGCCGTTCTCCTGGAGAACATGGAAAGCGATATGGCGACCGCGGGAGTCTACCTCGACGCCGTGCTTGATCTCGTTACCCTGCTGCGGGGAGCCACCGCCGAAGGGCGTTTGCACCCTGGAGCCGTCGATCAGTTCCACCTGGGGGAGGTTCGTCACGCGTGAGATCCTGGAGACGACGAGCACATCGCCGCCGACGAGGGCCTCCAGCCGACACTGGGCCTGAAGCTTCCCGAATGAACTGAGGCCCTTATAGTCGCAGAGTAGCGGATTCTTCGCCCACACCTCGAAACGGTTCTCCACATTGTCCGACCAGTCGTTTCGGGCGTCGTCGCTGATCCCGAGGAGTTCTCCCGGCGTGGCCTCAAGGCTCAATCCCGTGTTTATCTCATTGGTGACGAGGCGCCTGATTATCCCCCGGGCGTACAGGTTCTCCGTAAAGAGCTGGCTACTCCGTTGCCGGAGGGTCCAGTAGTCGGCGATATAGAGGCGGGTCGAACCAAAGCCCCCGTAGAACTTGTCCCCGTCGAAAAAGGATAAATCGGCGGAGGCTGCGTTGTACATGGCGACGGGGAAGTGGCCGAGATTCTCGACGGATACAGATGGCGTCTCCTCTTCGACCAGCGCGACGTCAAGCTGGGGGAGGGTGGGGGATAAACCTATCAGTCTCTTGAGGGCGTCTACCATCCGGGGCTCACATGGACGACGCCGGACCCGGTACTCCGGGCCTGAAGCGTCGCGAGTTGATTGTAAAGGCCTTCGAGCGTTGTCCTCAAGGCCGGGGCGTCGAACTTCGTTACCGTCTGCCGCGTCTGCCCGGTGTCTATGGTGTACGACTGGGCGCCGCCGGTGATAAGGGCGGTCAGGGCGTCCTCATAGACGACTATGAGCGCCTTGATTTTGTCTATTCGTTCCTGTAAAAAAGTCCCGTCCACTTGCGTATTATAACACGCTGCGGCGGCTAGTCAATGGTTTTTTAGTCCCGGCGCCCTTCACTCCCAAAACATGCCCAACACGCAGGCCTCCCAGAACTGCACCCGGTCCAGGTAGTCCAGCCCGAACTCACGAGTGCAGACGTCAAGGGCGATCATATCGTGGGCGGCGCTGTTATAGACCGTCAAGTCCCAGGCGTGGGCGTTACGCCCGACCCACACGAACCCGAGACGCTGGCCGGTACGCGTGTCGATCTTCTCTTTTTTCGTCTCGATCGTCAGTTCCTTGAAGAACTGATCCGGGAAGTCCTGGGGGAAATTCGGGTGCCAGTCGGGCTGCAGGCTCTCGCCGTCCCAGTCACGCCGAAGGGCGGCCGCGAGGCGGTCCTTGTAGAGCGTCGTCGTGATATTGTACCCGATCGTCCCGAACTTCGACGTGAACTCCGAAAACTCCTTTATCTTCGCCTTCGGCTGGGGCGTGTCCCCGCGTATCGGGTGGACGCCGCCGCTATACTCCCCGCAGAAGCGGTGCACGACGTCCGTGGCGTACTGCGAGTCGATCAGCGTCAACTGGATCCGGTATCGCTTACCGTCGTCGGCCTTATACACCCGGCTTTCGATCAGCTCCCGGAGCCTACACCACGGCTCTGAGTCTATGTTCTCGCAGTCTCCTTCGAGCTTCAGCCACTCCACGGCGTAGAACCGCCCCCTCGCTCTCCACCCGACGACAAGGACGTCGAGGTGCTCCTTGTGGACGTCGACCGCAGCCGTTAAGAACAGGACGGGTCCCCCGGTCTCCTTCTCGGCCACGCGATTCGGGATCTCCCCGGCGTAATAGACGGCCCTCCGGTGGAGGACGACGCGCTCGAACTTCAAAGCCTCTCCCCGCATTTCGAACGGGAGGCCGAGGACGTTGTTATAGAACTGCTGCAGGGCCTCCATGTTCTTCGGCCGGTCGGCCTCTACATCCCAGGCCTCCATCCACTTCCGGACCTGAGTCGTCCAGGTCTGCATCCCGGGAGGCGAGTATAAGGCGCTTATGTGGTACGACCGGAAGTTCGGACTATCGGGGCGCTTCGTCGGGACCCACTCGCCGCGCGGGAGCATCCACGCTTTGTCGTCGTTCGTCATCCGCCCCTGGCAGTAGCGACAGACATACGCGACGGAGTCCTCGACCAGGACCCCCTCGTCGTCAAGCTCGAAGTCTATCCCGTAGACGGTCCCGTCCTCATTAACGCCGCTGAACCGGAGCTCCTGCTTTTCCCCGCAATGCCGACAAGGGACGTGGAGCTTCCTCTGGTCGCCCCGGTTGTAATACCGGAGGATTCGACTCGTCTGGGTGATCAGGGGCGTCGAGCCCCATAGGACCTTCCGGCTGGACTCATAGGCGGCCGTCCGGTCCATGGCAAGCTGGCCCGGATCCCCATCCCGTCCGACGTTATCCGGCCACCCGTCGACCTCGTCACCCAGTAGCCACTGGATAGACACGCTGCGGAGCTTCGCCGCGTTCCTGGCGCCTATAGGGACGAGGAACCCGCCCCCGACCCACTCGATCTTTTTGTCTGTCTTCCCGGTCTTCCGCGTATTGTTCTCGTCGGCGGACTTGATCAGATGGCCGAGCCCTGAGTCGTTGATCATCGGCGTGACGTAGGACTCCATACGAAGCTGGGCGAGTTCAGAGTCGGCCGTAAGAAACATAACCGGGGCGTTTTTCACATGGTCGATCGCGTAGCCGATAAGGTTCTCGAGAACGCCGACGGTAAAGCAAATCTGCACGCCCTTCATAACCGCGACCTCGTTCACCGTGGAGCGTGGGGAAAAGCAATCGATTATCTCCCGGAGATAGGGCGCGACGTCAAAGGAATAGTATCCCGGCATCGGCGTAACCTGGGGAGGGAGGTAACGTTTCAGCTCAGCCCACTCGGATGGGTCCAGGACGGTCAGCTCGTCCGTCAGTTCCTCGAACCGCTCCCGAAGCCACGCTTCGCAGTCTTCTACATACGCCGGATCAAACATATCAGCGCCCCAGCATCCGCATCGCCGTCGCCTTGCTGTTCTTCAGCTGCTTTCCGATCTCGTCGCGGATGATCTGTTCACCCTCCTCCAGGGCGGCCCCGGACTTCGCGGCGGCGTACAGCATCCGGGAGAGTTTCTTCGGGGCATCGGTCAGTAGGCGAAGGTTCATCGCCTCAATGGCCCCGAAGATATGCGTCTTGACGATGTCTTTAGGGATAGTGAGCTTCTCATCCTCGGCGATTTTAAGCGTCTTGTGTCTGATCTCGGTGATCGTTTTCGTCGCATCTACCCACTTTTTGAACTGTTCGTCCGTCCCGAACTCTTTAATCAGGTCGCCCAGCGTCATCCCGAGGACACGCTCTATCCCTTTGTCCTTCGAGTAATGTGGCCCCTGGGGCGGTGGGGGCGCCTCGACGGCTGGCGGTTTCTTCACGCGGGGGGCCTTTGGGGGCTTCTCGGTGGGGGGCGGTGCCGCCTTTCGCTGCTTGGCCCGTATGTAATTCACGGCGTCCGGGTGGTCAATGTCGATCGACGTGCCGGATACCGCAGCCTTTAAGGCCCCGGACGCTGCCTTCGTTACGGCCGCCCGCGATACGCCGGCCTGACGCGAGAACTCGGCGAGGGATATAAGGCGTTTAGTCATTGGGCGGCCCGCCTTGGAACGAAGGTTTTAACCTCCACCAAGTGTCCGGGTAATCCGCTGGCGACAATACGTCGCACGGCATCATCGCCGAACAAAAACAGACAGCTCCCGAGGTTATTACTGCTAGGGCCACCGACGAAATTTATCTTTTGCCCCATGATCCAATACCATCCAGCCGAAAAGGCCAGCCTCCCGAACCAGGGGGCACTCCCACGTTCAGGTAGTAATAAAATCCCGTTTCCGTGGGCCTCCATTTTAAGCGCCCACAGTTCTTTTTGCGAGAAAGGCGGGTTACAGTACACGAATCCGAACCACTCCCGGGATAGTCCATCCTCGCCCCGCTCTAGGGCCCAATTTGTTGAGGCTATACGCGTCTCGCCACCAGCGCAGGGGTCAAGATCAACAACCCCGAGCTTTTTGTAGACCCATTCCGGGGTGAGAAGACAATCGTTTTTCTTCAGGTCCACCTCCTCCGGCCTCCCTTCCATTCGTTAACCTACCTGTTAACCATAGCACAAGGCGGAAAAGTTAACAAGGGGGTTAACAACAGAAATTCCGAGAGACTCGCGCGGCTGAAGCAAACG